CAAGGAGTAACTGGTGCTGGTGCTAATCCCAAGTCGGCAAAAGACAAAGCAAGAAAAAAATCTTTTAAGGCTAGACACGCAAAGAACATAGCCAAAGGTAAGATGTCTGCTGCTTACTGGGCAAACAGAACTAAATGGAGTTGAATATGATAGGTAAAATTTATTTGTGGATAAAAGAAAAGTTTGATAGTTTTAGATCAGACACAGTGCAAATCAAAATGCAAACACTAGAAAAGGAGAGAATTATGCCAGGCTACGGAAAAAAAGGAAAAGGCAAAACAGCTAAGATGAAGAAGCAAGCTGCTACTGCCATTTCCATGAAAAAAGCTGGTAAAAACCAAAGAAAAAAATGTAATTTTAATAATTATTATCTTCTTCTTTTTTGATTTCTAGTGCTTCTGCAATAGATTTCATACCAGTTTGTGATATTTGCTCTGATATAGAGTCAAACTTTACATCTTTGTAAGGATCGACTATCTCTGATATTCCGATTGACATAGATCCGTTGTCGTTTTCAAACAAAGATACCTGATACTTTGTATCTCCCTTGAGTGTTATATCTCCAGGCTTGCCATCAACGTATGGACTCCATCCACTGTTACCAGCTTTAACTTTACCACCAGTATTTGTGAAAAGATTTACAGTAATGATTTTTTTGTATTGTTTCATTTTAAGACCTTCCTAATTGTGTTTGTCGATATATTTTGCCAAGTTTTTCTTCCATTTCTAAAAACTCACTTTTTATTTGCTCTCTGTGTTCTTCTGTCATTTTAGAGATAATAGTTGTGCTTTTTCTAAAAAGGTCATTCAAGTAAATAACTCTTTGACCTTCAGGCTGGTCATTGTACTTTATTGTCTCTGCGTGAGCAATAGAACTTGATAGTCTAGATAAAGCAGCCTGACTCTCTTCCAAAGAGTACTGAGCAGGAGACTGATCTGTTTGAGGTGCTGGATCAATCTCCTGTTTCTTAACCTCTGTCTGAGGTTTTTTTTCGATAGCATCAGTCTTGCGTACTACTGCATCCATTTCGTTTGCAGATGCGTATTCTCCACCAGCAAGACCAAGACTAGCCAATGCTCTACCTATTGCAGAGGTTTCTGCATTTTCTAGAGCAGATGTTGTGTTGACTAGTCCTTGCCCTCGTATTTCTTCAGCCATACCAGCACCAACTGTACGACCATCTTTGTCTGTGATGATTGCCTTGACTACAACCTTTTGTCCATCATTGACAAGTATAGATGTATCTACACCAAAGTCTGTGCCATGATGTTTTCTAAAGGCTTCCATCCTGTGGACAACC